AAGATTGAATTGAATTTAGCAAATGATTTGTTAAAAACATCTGATGCTGTGGTTTCTTCTATTAAAAGAGCAGATAACGCTTGGAAATCATATCAAAATTATTTAACAGGTGCAGACAGACCTTTTAAAGAAATGATGTCATCTCGCCAAATATTAGATTCAAATTATTCAAAAGCACAATCAATAATTTCATCAGTAGAAAGACAAGCAAAAGAATTAGGTGTTGATGCATCAACTTTAAAAGGATATACAGCTTTAAAAAATGGATTTACACAAATGAATGATATGTTTAAAGTAATAGATAGTTTTAAAGACCCAAGTTCATTCCAATAATATGAAAACCTATTTAGCAAAATTTAACCCTAAAAAGAACGGAGGTGTTTACGCAATTTCTCTAGTTGAAAACCCAGCGATGGAAGGCTTATTTATTGCTCTGTCAAAAGATGAGCCTATTCAACTAAAAGAAGTAGATGCTGAAAAACGTATTTTGATGGGTTTAGTTTTAGAACCTAATAAACCTATTTACAGAAATCAAGGAGGCGAAGAGTTTCAAATCGTTTTCGATGAAAAAACAATCGAAGAACTTTCACACTCTTTTTTCAAGTTAGGTTATCAAGGCAATTCAACAATTGAACACGACCCGAAGCAACAAATACAAGGAGTTACTTTTGTTGAAAGTTGGATAGTTGAAAATCCTGAAATTGACAAATCAACAAATTTTGGATTTAGTTATCCTAAAGGTTCGTGGATTGCAACAATGAAAGTTGACAGCGACCAAGTTTGGAACGATTATGTTAAGACGGGTAAAGTGCAAGGATTTAGTATTGATGCGATGCTATCCTTAGAAGAAGTAAATTTAAAATCAATTATAAACATGGCAAAAGAGGAAGAAAATAGTTTAGTACAACTATTAAAAGACCTACCCAACCAAATCAAAACCGCTTTAGGATTGGATAAAAAAATTCAATTAGGCTCTTTGAAAACCGAAGACGGTAAATTAGAGATTATGTTCGATGGCGAAATGATGGCAGTTGGTGGTAGAGTTTACGTTATGGCGGAAGACGGTCAAGAGGTTGCTGTTCCTGCTGGCGAGTACGTTTTAGAAAATGGAAACACGCTAGTTGTAAAGGAAGATGGAATTGTAGATTCTTTTATTGAAGCTACACCCGAAGCACCAGCCGAAGAAGCACCTGCTGAAATGGCAGAACCGGAAGCACCGAGCGAAGGCAAAGTTAATCAAGATGAAAAAATTGCAAGTGAAATCGAAAGTGCAATTAAATCAATTTTGATTAAATACGCAGAGCAGGCAGAACAAATCACTCAATTAAAAGCACAAATTGAGGAAATCGGAAAACAACCAGCATCAAAAGGGATTAAACAAGCGGAGATTCAAATTGATTTATCAAAATTACGACCCGTAGAAAGATTTAGATTAACAAAATAATAAAAAAAAGAAATGGCAATTACTTACAATTCAGTAGACATTAGAGGTGTAGCAGCAGAACCTATTATCGAAGAGTTACTTTTCGAGAATGAAACAATTGCAAAAGGCTTAGTTAGTTTTGAAACTGATATTAAGGCAGAAACTATTTTTACAGAAGCATCAGCAGAGGCTACAATGCAAGCCTACACGTCAGGCGTTCCATCTTCAGCTGGAGATTTAAACGCTTTTGATGTTGTTGTTACTCCCGTAAAAGTTCAGTTTTACCAAGAGTTCGACCCTAACACATTAAGATTTTCACGTTTTAAGCGTGATATGCCAGCAGGTGCTTGGGAGATTATGAGCACAGAATTTGAAAGAGTTGTAATTGGTGGCTTGTATGCCAAACAAATCTCTTTAAGTGCAGAGAATAAATTTTGGAATAACGCAACCTCTGCAACAAAAACAGCAGTCGCAGCCTTAACGGCAGGTACGGGTCAAACATCAGTAGGAGCGGCAGAAAAAACATTAGTAGCAGCAACAACAGCGGGGTTATTTGACGGTGTTATTACTAAAATGATTTATAACAGTTCAAACGCAACCGCTACGGCAGGCGTAGGAGGTAGAGTAAAAGTTGCAGGAACTACAATTACTGCAACTAATATTAAAGATGAGTATGACAAAGTTTATGCTGCAATCCCATCAGTTGTATTGGCTGGCAACACTGCACCACCTTATTTTTACGCTCCAAGAAGTCATAAGCAAATGATTAATATTTATAATAATAATCCTGCTAACTTTAAAGATGCATTTTCAGTAAGTGAAGATAAAACTAAATATTTCTTTAATGGTGTTGAAATTGTATTTGTGCCAATTCCTGAGAATGTAATCATAGCAGCTAAAAAAGAGCACATTTTTTGGTGTACAGATTTACAAGCAGATATTAACACAATGCAAATCGATAAGATTGCAAACAACCGTGAAGATATGTTTTTGAAAAACAACTTTACTGAGACAGCACACGTTGCAAATCAGAAGTTTAACGTTTTATACGTAGGTTAATAAGAAATAAGGGGAGATTAGTTTCTCCCCTTTTATAAAAAATTTATAATTATGGCGTGCGATATTACAGCAGGAAGGCTAAGACCTTGTAAAAATAGTTTAGGTGGATTAGGTTCTTTGTTTTTATTTAACTTTGTGGCCAATCCTTTCACGGTAACAGCAGGAGTTGCAACGGCAATCAATCCCCTTTTAACTGAGGTATTTGAATACGAATTAGAAGGCGATGGAAATAATGTTGTTGAAACATTAACCTCTGATAGAAATGCAGGAACGAGCGTTAACACGCAAGTTATCACAACAGTTTTAAAGAAGATTGACGCACTAAGTTCCGCACAAATGAACTTATTAGCTTATGGCTTCCCAATGGCGGTTGTAAGAGATAGAAATGGCGTTTATCATGCAATTGGAATTGATGACGGAATTGATTTTGTAGTTGCTCAATCTACTGGTGGAGCAAAAGCAGAATTAAATGGGTACACTTTGACCGGTACTTCTACAACGGGGTCGTTAAGTCCTAAATTGGATTCAGCAACAGTAACAGCATTTTTAGCTTTACTTCCTTCAGAAGATTAATATTTTTGTTTTAGAGTTTGAACCCGTTTTGTAACAAAAACGGGTTTTTTTAGTTTTAAAAGTATGATAGTAGTAAATCCCGAAAATACAGAGCATTCATTTAATATTATCCCTAGATATTATCCAACGGGTGAGTTTAAATTTGACTTATACAACGAGGTTACTAAACTAACCGAACCAATAGAGCACACTTTTACTGTTACCGATGGAATAATGAATATAAATTTTGAAAAGGATTTTACAGAAAATCAAAAGTTTCAAATAAAATTAGAAGGTAGTGAAATTATATTTCGTGGTAAAATGATAGCAACAAGTCAAGAACCGCAAGACTATAAACAGTCAAACAATCTTTACATCTATGAATAAGCAAAATACACCAAGTCCGAGCGATATAAGACTTATCCAACTAAATAATTACATACGACCAAAGATTCAGGAAAACAAATCTAAGCGTATGGTTATGAACGGAATAAACAATCAATTCTATCAGGATGTTATCGACCGTAAAAATGGAAGTCCTACCAATTCCGCAATCCTTAGAAGTTATTCCGATTTAGTTTATGGTAAAGGCATTAGAGCAACAAACGCAAGTTTTAATACTTACGATTGGTTACGATTCAAAACCATTCTAAAAACTACTGATTTACGCAGAATAATTGACGATTTTTGTTTACAAGGTGAAGCGACTTTTCAAGTTATAAAAGCAAAGAATAAAAAAGAATTAGGATCAATTCTACATTTGCCAGTTGAACGAACTGCACCGGCAATCGAAAACGAGGAGGAAGAAATAGAAAGTTATTGGTATTGTAGAGATTGGAAAAGGCAGACTAAATTTCCACCTATTGAATTTCCTGCTTTTGGTTACTCAAATGAAGATATTGAAATTTATAAAATGCTTCCTTATTCAGCGGGTCAATCTTATTTTTCAAGTCCCGATTATATGGCTGGATTGCCTTATTGTCAGATGGAGGAAGAAATCGCAAACTACTATATTAACCATATTAAAAACGGATTATCCTTTGGGTACATTATAAATATACCTGATGGCAATAGTTTAAGTCCTGAGGAAAAGGATATTTTAGAGCTAAAAATAAAGGAAAAATTAACGGGGTCTAGTAATGCTGGTAAATTTGTTTTGTCTTTTAATGGTAGAGATGCAGAGATTACTGTCACACCTTTGCAGGTTAATGATGCTCATAAACAATGGGAATACTTAACAGCCGAAAGCCGTCAACAAATTATGACAGCTCACAGGGTTGTTTCCCCGATGTTATTTGGAATAAAGGATTCGACTGGGTTTGGTAATAATGCGGACGAATTAGACACGGCAGAGGCTCAATTAGTAAAAAGAGTAATAGCACCAAAACAACAGTTTATTATCGATTGTTTGCAGGAAGTATTAACGGCTTATGATATTAATTTAGATTTGTATTTCAAACCGCTAACCGATATTCAACCCGTACAAATGAGTTCACACGTTTGTTGTAGTGACGAAAAAAAAAAGACTGAATTAGATTCTTTTATTGATTTAGGAGAAAATGAGGATTTAGACACTTATGATCTAGTTGATGAAATTGAGGTTGATTATGAAGAGGAAGAAAAACTACAATTAGCCAGCACGGGAACGGCAATCCCAAACGCTAAGAGCTCACAAGATGGGGAAGAATTTATAGTGAGATATAAGTATGTAGGAAGCACAAAAGGCGAACGAGAATTTTGTAATAAAATGGTTAATGCTGGCAAAATATATCGCAAAGAAGATATTATCGCAATGGGTTCAAAAGCAGTTAATCCTGGATGGGGTGCAAACGGAGCAAACACGTACTCGATATGGCTTTACAAAGGTGGTGGAGATTGTCATCACAAATGGAATAGAGTAATTTACGTAAAAAAAGGCGTTAAAATTGATGTAAATAGTCCGTTAGCAGAGATAATTAGCACGTCAGAGGCACGCAGAAAAGGTTATAAATTGGAAACAAATGATACTTTGGTAAGTGTTGAACCTAGAAATATGGATTACAACGGTTTTTTACCAACAAATAAAAGATTCAAATAATGGAAACACTATTCATATCACCGCAAGAGTTAAGTAATACCACTATTTTAAGCGGTAATGTTGACATTGATAAATACACTTTTTGTATTGCAAACGTGCAAATAACAGTTATTGAACCATTATTAGGAACGGAACTGTACGAAAAATTAATAGCGGATTTAGAAGCGGATGATTTAGAAGGTTTATATCTTGAAATGTTTACTAAATTTATAAAGCCAATTACTAAGCATTATTCCGTCGGTCAGTATATTGAAATCGCTTCTTATGTACTAGATAATGGAGGACTTTATAAACATACGGGCGAAAATGTGGAGGTTGTAGATAAGCAAGAGGCTCAATTTTTAGCAAACAAATATAACTCAATGGCTCAAATGTTTGTCGGTAGATTCGATAAATGGATTATTAAAAATAGATTACCTGAATATAAACTTTTTCAAGACGAAGTTAATGCGACGAAAGACGTAAAGTTAACAGCCGGTTGGAAATTAGATAGTGAGGTTAGAGATAAAACATCATGGCGACAGTATTGGTAAGTGGGAGGCTTCGAGGTTGTAAAAGCAATTTAGGAGGTATAGATAAACTTTGGCTTTTCCCGTTTGTGAAATATAGCCGAAGTCAGATAGTTGTTAACGGTAATATTTTAGTAAGTTTTCCAACTACAACAATTTACCGATTTAACTATAATGGCAATCCTGCACCGAGTGAAAACCAAAGCGAAAACGAAGGGGGTAAATTTTACGATTTAGGATTAAGTTTTGATTTGACAAAAAGTACGGATTCTTTTAATATTGAGAAGTTAATTAAAAAAGATTATCGTTTAATATTTCAAGACAGAAACGGTTTATATCGTATTTTTGGACTTTATACGGGTTTAATTTGCGAAACAATTACATACAATACTGGAAGTGGCAAAAGTGATTTAAACGGCTTTAATTTAAGTTTTAACGGACAAGAAGAAAAGGGAAGTTTTTTTATAAACGATTTAGAAGATGCGGGTTTTTTTGATGCTGGCGAAGATTACAGAATTACGGAAGCTGGGGAGTTTAGAATAACGGAAAATAATAACTTTAGAATAACTGAATAATGGCAAATAAAAAGATAACTGATTTAGTTGATATCGGAACACCTGCAAGCGGTGACTTGTTGGAAATTGTTGATGTTTCGGAAGGGGTTAGTAAACGTGTTGCAGTTAGTGCTTTGGGGGGTGGTGATACACCAACGCTTCAAGAGGTGTTGGCGGAGGGCAATTATGCAAATAGAAGTATTAATCTTGATGTTGTAGGCGAGGGAGCTGTAATAAATTTTACTGACGGAAATCCTGATTCAGGCGGAGAAATTCAAGGGAGTTTTGATGGAGATTCTGCTGGGTTTAGATATAGCGAACCTTTTACAGGCAGGTTGTTAGTTATTAATTTGCCCGAAAGTGGTGCGTCAGCAATAACAGCCCCTGAAACAATATCAGAAGAAACAATCGCAACACGTGAATGGGTTGAAGACAATGTAAGCGGCGGAGTTGAATCAGTAACTGGCGACGGAGTAGACAACACCGACCCGTTGAATCCGGTTATTAATTGCATTCCACTATCAGGCACAACGGTAGGCAATCCAGTGACTAATGATATAGAGTTTTCGTCCGACGGTGTTTCTTTAAAGCAAACATTTGGATTCATAGAAAAAGAAATTAGGTTTCCAGACGATGCTGGCATTTTCTTTAAAGTAGAAGATACTGATTTATTACAAAATTGTACACTTGATATTACTACTTCAGGCATTAATCTTAATAAAATAATTCAAGGGACAAGCGATGTTTCCGAAGTCGACCCAACAAATAAACTTATTTACGCTCAACGTTGGTATGTTTATGATACTTTAAAAAACGCAATTATAACAGTTGAGTTAATCGATAGCTTAGAAGTTGATTTCTATGCAACAGACGATTTAAAAATAAATAGTTTCACACTAATCGTTGGAAGTGGTACAATTACAATTGAAGTAAATGATTCAGCCTATACTTTGGGAACTGTAATAAATCAAGGCGATAAAATAACAGTAAGTACAACAACCGCAAGTGTGGTTAATTTAATTGGGAAATATGAGTAGAGATTTATACATTAAAGCAAAAAAGCAAGAAGAGTGGTTAAGACCTTCCGATTGGTTACCAATGCCAGCGGGTATTACTTCAGCAAATCAAACATTTGTAGGACTTCATGCGGTGATAGAAAATAGTGATAATTACTGTGCTTTTTTATTTACAACAAGTGCGGGTCAATATAGAGTAGATTGGGGGGATGGCAGTACACCAACTTTACACAACAGTAACACAATAGCACAATATCAATACGACTTTGCAACCTACGACACTGGAAATACAACCTTAAGCAGTAGAGGTTACAAACAAGCTATTATTACTGTTACGCCTGTTTCAGGTGATTTATTGACTTGTAATTTTCAACAAAGATTTGTAACAAGTCCTGTTCAAAATCAAGCCTATTCAACGGCATTCTTAGACTGTATTTTAAGTATGCCTAATGCGAGTAGTGGGACGAGTATTGTATTTGGTGGTACGACAGTCAGGCATTCTTTTGTTGAAAGATTTGAAATAAAGATAATAGGTAATGCAACAAGACTTCAAGACTTGTTTAGAGGATTAACAGTACTTAAATCAGTACCCTTATTTAATACTCAAAGTGTAACTAATATGCAAAGTATGTTTCATACTTGTATTTCATTAGAAAATATATCTTTATTTGATACTCAAAATGTAGAAAGTTTTTCATTGTTTTTATTTGGTTGTAGTTCATTGAAAAACATACCATTATTTAATACTCAAAATGCTACTAACATCGATAATATGTTTGGTTCCTGTTCTTCTTTGCAATCAGTACCTTTGTTCAACACAGCAAATGTTACTAATATGAATGTTATGTTTCAGTCTTGCGTCTCACTCAACTATGTTCCTAACATCAACACTTCTAATGTAACTTTTCACGTTAATCAGTTCAATGGTTGTAATTCGTTAAATAGAGTAGAATTAGTTGCAAGGAATACTATTTCATTTCAAAACTGCCAACTCTCACGTGATGCAATAGTTGAAATATTTAATAATTTAGTAGACCGTTCATCCACCACATCAGCAACAATAACAATAACGGGAAATTGGGGAGTGACAGCATTAAGTGCAGGTGATTTATTAATAGCAACTTCAAAAAATTGGGTCGTAATACAATAACTATGGAAACACAAGGATTTTATAAACAGACAGACGAAGGGTGGTATTATGCACCCAATGCCGTACACTCAAGAGATTACACACTTGAAAAAGACGGTAATCGTGAATCAATAGACGGGGGGCAGTGG